GCCAGTTAGAATAGTGACAGGTTTTGCCAAGAACCGTTTAATGTCTTCCACATTAGTAACTTGTGATTTCTTTGCGATAGACAGAGTAGGTCCTTTGGCGTGGGATTCGGCGGCTCGAACCACACTTGCATCAGAGATGAAAGTAGTGGTCGCCGCCTGTGCGGGTTCGGAGGATTCCACGATAGTGTTTCCTCCATGTACGGATTGGATATTAAGGATCCCTCCTTCACTTGCAGCAAGATTCTGTAAACCCTGATGATAATGGCGACCTTCAAAACCATTACCGGGCCTTGGTTGCTCTAGGGAGTTGGAGGGGCTGCCTCCGACGGGCCTTGAGCAGTATTGGTAAAAACCACCCGTCGTAAAGTCAATAGCAGTACTTTGTGTTTTAGAGCCAAGGTTTTTATATACACTAGCAAGATCACATTGACAGTCTTGTTTTACATATTGCGGCACTTCCGCAACTAAGGTGTCCGTACCCCAGACACGCGGGGATAAAAATATCAGTAAAATAAATGACCAAAATAGTCAGAAACTAGCAACACTTGAACGGATTTTAGTTCGAGTATTGAAATAGTTGGAGTAAATAGGAAATGCGAAATTAATTTCGTCATAAAACTCCTCCTTAATCTGAACAAATTTGGCGTGATAAGCGTCATAAACATCTTTTGGATGTAAAGATAATTCCAAATGGGCAGTTGAAAGATTAGAGGCAGCAATAACCTGTCTCATGCCTCCCGATCTTGTCCAATTGGGCATATCCAAAATGACACTCAGGCGAAGGGGTGCAACGTACTCATTGGTCATAGGATCATATAAAAACGTGCGTTTCAAAAATTCAGGCTCCGTCAAGGTACGGAAGGGAGCAGTAGCCTCTCCTTTGAATTCAGTTGTATACTTCATTCCGATGAGAGACATTAGACGAACGAGTTTCATTTCATTAAAAAATTCTCTATACTCAGGAGAAACGGAAAATAAATTGTCATCTCCCATTACAATTAAATACACTGCAACAGAAAAGAGAGCAATAGCTAGTCCGGCCTTAATCCAACAGTACCGAAAATTGATATGGTTAGTCATACAATTGACAAGGGCTGTTAGAAGGTGTCCACTAGGTAGCGAACCATTCCAGTAATAAACCTGACCTTTAATTATGTGATAAGAATGAACCATTGATTCAAACAAAAGAGTTCTCATATCTGCATATTCATCGTGATAAGTATCCTGAATAATATCAAGGATCTTCATCATGACAACAGCATTCTGTGAGCCATCGAAAGCTTTGTAATCTCCCGCTCCTACACCTTTGTCTTCATCATTAATCAGGTGCTCCTTCAAATTCATGGCAATAGTATGCCACTCGCCTGAATAGACTTGAGCTCCTATGGCCATACCATTAACTATTCGATTTTTGTGGACTTCTAAAAGAAATGTTCCGAAATACATACGACAAATCAACAAGTAAACAAAAGGAGTGCCAGAAAACATTCGCGTAAGGGCTAACCTAACTTTTTCCTTTAATCTTCTTTCATCTTTGAGATTGTCCACACATGGAAAGAAAGGTACGATACCAGCACGCAGTTGATTCAAAGCATCATTGACCATAAATTCAATCTCTTTTTCCACTTCTAGTCTTTCAAAGGAATCTGACGGAAACGAAAAGTACTTTTTCTTCAAATTGAGATCTTTTGATAAGTTCATGGGATATCCAGGACTAGTATTTCCTTTGAGGGGAGCGAAATCAATTTCATTCTCTACTCCTTCCAAAGCTTCATGCAGAGTTAGGATGCGATGATTGATTTTGTGGGGCTTATTGTCTTTCAGAAACACCCTAAAATCCTCAACTGCTTCTTCTAAAGCAAACATATCAATTTCAGGAACCGGCTGGCAATAGTTCTGAACTGCATTGAGCCAGGGATCCAAAACTGAACCATCATCCTGGAAAATAGGTCTCATAGTAGAAGGAGCAGTAGTCACATCCCCCAGTCTACCATAAGCAACGGATTTAATAATGGTTGATCTGGTTGAGTGGGAAGGAGCAGGACTAATATCTCCTACATACAACATTCGTTCATGAGAAATCTGAGGTACTGTCATAGGCAAATCAGGGATATCAGCTGAAGTTTGATCTGGCATCTTAGAATAATATTGTTCAAGAAATTCCTGATAGACGAAAGATCCATAACCATAATTAGTGTCTCCACTTACATGCATAGCTAAAATTTTTCTGCCTTCAGTAGCCCTGTTAACAGCAGTATACAATGTCCCACAGTCACCCGAAGTAGTATTCAAATTTACGATTAATGACCGCATAACTTCATAACCTTCAAGATAACCATGAGGCTTAAGTTTAGTTCCTACCACTTGCATAGGAGTAGGTTGCAAACGAGCTTGTGCTTTAAAAGAGATCGTGTGACCATTAACACGAAACATTCCAAGGACTGGAACATTATGTTTCAACCATTGATAATCCTTCTCAAGATAAAAAGACTTAGTGATATTAGGAACTCTTTGGAAGTGCACTGGAAGTTGGAACATAATCAAATCTTGTTTCAC